GAGTAAGTTTTTATTACTTGTTCAATTTCTAAAGTAGTCAAATTCGACCCCTTTTATATTCACAACGATAATAAAAAAGCTAAGAAATTAATCTTAGCTAAAAAAGTTTAACTTTTGGGGTGCACATCAATGGACCGGACATTATATTTTTACCAGATTACATTCTTCTCATCGAATTCGCCTTTTTTACCGAACAGTTCTGAGCTGTAAATACTGTCAGTTTTCAAATTCATTTTTGCATATTGATTTTGATAACTCGCAAGCATACGAGGTGTACGGATATAACGCAAATGTGTTCCATTTGAGATGAACCATTTACCTTTGTGTGCGCCTGTTGTGTCTACAATTTTAAATAACATCATTTCTTCTTCGTCTCCTTTGTTATTTCCTGAGTTTCCATTACTTGCATCACCACTAGATGATGCATTCCCTTTACAATTCGCAATATCATTCGCAAATTGCTGTTGTGTGATCCCCCACTTTGTTAAATAAGGAATCGGGTCCACGTGGTCCGAACCGTTGTTAGGTTGGTTATGTGTGCAATAATTGTGTGTTTTGATACCTGCTAAATCTCCAGTATCAAGTGTGGTTGGAATTCCTGCTTGCTTGGCCAAATCATAAAGAAGCTCACAGTAGATTTTATAATCTCTCATGAATTCCTCTTTTGAACCGTGACTTTCAATCAGTTCCACTGCTGCATAAGTTTCATAGTTATAACCGCCGTTTTGTTTCACTAGGTCGTTAATCTAGCTCTATGTTATTCACAGCACCCTCATTACAAGGCGTGACCAGACTATTTCTTTCTTCCGTATCAAATAACTTAACTTAGGAAGTTCTTCTTTCGACTTTACTTAAAGCCTACGTGGGAGGCAATCCCCTAGTCGTTGAACATTCCGCATATCCTAGGACTTAGCGGTAGTGCTGCTAAACAAAGCAATCCTATTACTTGTTAAACCATCATAGCGTAATTTCTCCGCTATTGTGGTAAATAGGCTCTAAGCTTCTTCAAAGCAATTTATGATTTTAGCACAAGGAAGTTTCCTATCCTTGCGGTGTACTTTTAGAATATTTCCATTTGTAACCCATTGATTGCTCAAGTTCTCCATCGCAACATTTTTTTATTGATTTCCTGTTACCCTCTCCAGTTTTCCCATTAGGTCTTTCAACACTCCGTCCTGCTTCTCTTAGTGTTGGATAAACCCCTAACAATTTACCGTCAAGGCTATATTTTTTAATAGCGATAAATTTCTCTGATCTTGTTCCGTGTGCGTTATTCTCGGATTGTGATACCCATTCTAAGTTATCAACATGATTATTTTTCTTATTTTCATCAATATGGTTGATATAGAATTTGTTTTCTTTTTTTGGTATAAAAGCTTCTGCAACTAATCTATGAATTTTTAAAGTTTTGATTTTCCCACTTTCGATTGGAATATTTATAGTTAAATATCCGCCTTTATCTTCTTTAGATTTTAAAATCTTTTCTGGTTGTATTCTTTTATAAAAAATTTTTTCCAGTCTGATTAGTTGTTTCAAAAGAGATTTCTCTCTCAAGGCTTTTTACATTTCCAAAATTAGAAATTTCATATCCGCTTAAAACAGAATTTTTATAAATCAATGGTTTAAATACTTCTCTCATCATAACCTCCAATAAAAACCTATCGTTCCTATTGAAATAATAACTTGGAATAAATGAAAAATCAACTATCTATGCACCTACGTCCCACGCTCCACGATTTACTGGAGCAACTTGAATAACTTGCCCATTTCCCACCACATGGGTATAAAATCCTGTGTTGAGGTCCTTACGGCTCATATAGTCTGCTTCATTCTGAGCAGTACTTCCAGAATTACCTGTCGAATGGGCATGTACTTGCCGATAGGGTGCATAACCGACCTGAGGTGTATCAGTTCGGATTTGTTGTTTTATTGTATAAGGCATTACTTCTCACTTTCTTTTAAAACACTTTACAATCTGGAGCTGGACAATCTAAATCAATAGTATCATTATTGTTAATAAATTTAAATTGAAGTTTCACTTTATCATCTACTGACCAATCAGCTCCCCATGTCATAAATGCAATTATTTCACTTTCCTGATTAGGGGTGATAGTTCCTTTATGATCAAATGGATAATTCTCATTCACATTGACTGACCAAGAACTATTAACAGTTCCACTTCGTGTCCAGCGTTGCGTTCCGTCCGCGGGAACTAGAATATAGTAACGTGGCTCAGAACCCGTCCATCCTGCATTTTTCGTTGTGTATGTAATAGTTCCAATATGGATACTAGTAATGTGGTAATCAAGACCACCATCTTTATTTACCGCCATAGTGAAGTTTACTTTACCAGTAAGCACACCATGACCAAGCTCTTGCCAAGGGTTTGGAGCTGTATTCCAGTCAGACCACTCATATCTAAATGAACCATCTTTATTTACCACAACTGATAAATTAGGGGTTTCTTGCTGAACTACGTAAGAACCTTTTGTATCAACATTCCCATAAACAAGACTTAATAATATATCTTTTATTTTGTCAATTTGACATTGTAGATATTTTTCTTTTTCATCAAGGCAATGAATTTTTTCCCAAATCCCGCAGATAGCACAGATAATAGCTTTATCAACATTCCACTGCCAGCTTAACAAACTGTCCAACCAACATTTGTATGCATCAACATCACACATATTTAATGTCATGAGCGCATTATGCAGCGATCCAGTTGCTAAATCGTTAAGAGATGATAAATCATCACAATCACTATTTTGATTTGTTGCTGAAGGGTGAATCCCCTCATCATTTGCTAAACTTTCACAAATTTGATCTGTTATCTCAGAAAAGCAAAAATTCTTATCCCCATTTGCAATATTATCCAATGGTGTATCTACATCCATCGCTTTTAGTTTACAACAAGAACCGCCGCTTGAACCTCCAGAAGTTCCACAAGTACTACATGCCATACTCTGCCTCTCTTTCCTTTTTCAATTTATATTTTTCATAAAGCGTATCTATATAAGTATTTCCCCCAAGATTTTTATAATCATCATAAATCATCGATACAATTTCAAGAGAGTAACTATTCTCGATTGCATGCAAAAATTCTAATTTTTTCACATTAATCTGAACTTCTTTTAATTGACTTCCAAATGTAAAAATATTATACACAGATTTCCCTGTTTGTATAATAATATTTTTCATAATCACTCCTGTTCCACGTTTTCATTTAACATCACCCCAAAGATTTTCCAATTACCAGCATCACCTTCTTGCCCCTCACTACCTTGCAGTGGGGCAATAGTCAATGTCCCATCCAATTCAATTTTGAAGGTATAGGCCATAAGACCTGACTCCACTGGAATAATAGCTGTATCTGAAGTAACAAATCCCCCATAGCGACTCATCTCAGGAATAATTGTCTTTAAATCAACGACTTTCTGACCATCTAATGGAGTAGATCCTATTGTAAAATCAACCATTAGATTCATTACAGCATTTTTTGAGTCTTTAGTTTCTATGCGAGCCCTAATACTAAGTTCACCGTCTGTATCACTAAAAGTTGTGGTATAAGGGGCAATATCTCTAAAAATCGACTTTCTAGCAAAACCACTATCTACATAATTTTTTGTAGCCGCATCTTGAGGCATCTCAGGATCTTTCACGTTTTCGATGAAACGGTAATTAACTGTTCCATACTCCTCTACAACTTTCTTATCTGTCAATTCCCCATTAGCACCTACCGACACTGTCCAAGCACGACCACTTGAAACGTTAGAATTTGATCCCAAAGCAATACTAAAACTTGCATTTTGGGGGACACTACTTTGTGTACCTATCGCTGTGGCATTTAATGCTTGAGCGCTAGAAACCATACCAATGGCCGTTGCATATCGGCCTTCTGACGTTCCGTTATATCCAATCGCAGTCGAATAATCACCAAATGCTTTAACATCATTACCAACTGCGGTCGAATGATCACCAAATGCTATAGCACTATTACCAATTGCAACAGTGTTCGTACCTGTAGACACTGAATTAGATCCGATGTTAATCTGTGTTTTCTCACTATTACTGTACAGTTCTTCTCGCACAGCCTTAGGCGTAACTGCTTTATCTTCTGTTTCATCTACAGACGTATGCAATACCAGTTGCGGCTGAGATAAAGTAAGTTCTCCCTCTGACACGTCTAAACCTTCCCCAATAGAATTGAACGGCTTATTCAATATCTGTGTTGGATCAGTAGTTGACTCCCAATCCGATGTTTGTTGTTCTGTCCCACCTGTAAATGATATAAATTTCCACTCTTCGCCGTTCCAGACATATCCCCCTGAACCATCTGCCATAATAAACATTGTGTCACATGTTTTAGCATGAAGAGAAGGATCCCAAGTTTCTACTTCCTGAAAAGTACAACAGTTATAGGCCTCTGGTGTAACTACAATCTTAGGACCGCTCTGTCCACATTTTTCAATTTCCATTCAAATCCCCTTTCACATTCTCAATTTTATTTTTTTCAAACAAACACGCTAGACAATTTTCTACTTCTAAACCTAGAAATTTAGCAATTGCAACAGAAGCATTATTCGCTGTTTTTTCATAAGTTTTATTTGCAAAATCTTTAAACTTATTAGAAGTAATCGCAGCTGCTGCATCTCGCATTTCTGCCATGCTTAGGAGCTGATGTTTGAACATACATGAGTATTTATCTTGCTGACTATTTTTAGCCACCTCAGAAGCCAAACTAAGAGCAAGTTTAGTTTTAGAATAACGTGTCTCACGAACTTCTTCTTTAAATGATTTTAAAGCTTCTATTTCATCTATAATGAAATCTTTTGCTTGCTCGTCTTCCTCGGCATTCAAATCACGATTCATGGAACTAATTAAACGGTCAGCATGAGCTTCTGTTTCTGCATCATTCATAATTGACCAAATAAGGTCTTCCAGTGACCCAGTTTGTGCTAAATAATTAATTGCTGTCATGTTTTTTCTCCATTCTTTTGATACTGTTCATTTTTTCGCGTTTTCTCTTTATATTAAGATTAAAATCATATTCGAAATTATGACTTTGAGCTTTTAGAAGAGAAATAACTCCTTGCGCATCTGTTGGACTTCTTTCTAGATGTGCTTCTAATTTTGACAAATCTTTTTTCACTACTCTGTCCCCCCACGATCCACGTGATTATATTTAATGTAATAGCTGATTTCACACTCACAAAGTGAATCTGCATCTTGTGAAATTTGAATTTCCTTTAATCCGGGCGATAATAATACGGACTGTTGCCAAGTAGGTAGATAATCAATTATTCTCATAACATCAAAATTTGTGTCTTGACTTGGAAAGTAACCATATCCATTTATAACTTTTCCATTTTCATCTCCATACTCCGCAATGAGTGCATCTGTAATATCTACATCTTGAATGGATATCCTTAGACTTGACGTATCAAAGTTATGTTCTGATATTTCTACTCCAATGGCCACATTATGATTATGTGGATTTGGCGTTATCTTTCCATCTGAAATAGCCAATGAAGTATTTGATGTTACCGCAGTCTGACTAAATGAAGTCACAAATGGACGTATATGTAGATTGAAAGAATACTTCATGATGTATTGCAAGTCATTAGTTATTCTAAAAGCTGTATATAATTTGTCAGTTCCCCTCAGCATAGTTTTGAAATCTGACTTGCTATCAGTTACTGTATTCCTCCGCTGAAGCTGTCGCTGTCTTTCTAAAGTCGCCTGTTTATCTTGACGACTAACTAAAATATCGATTGCTTTATCAATAGTTACTGCCATCTCGACTCAACTCCTTACTTAGCGTTAAAACGTTAGTTTCCATCAAATTATCATCAAAGCTTGTTTCAATTTTCGTTACATAGAAATCATCTGAAGCTGAATAAATTTTTTTACAATATCTGCTGCACTTATCAAAAAGAACAATGCTATTATGGTAGTCAAAATAAATACGATCAAGAACGTTCAAATCACACGGCAATTTTCCGATAGGAACTCTAATCTCATCCTTTCTTCTTGCTGCCTTTAATCTTCTAACACCAACGTTATAAGCAATTCTGGATTGTTTGGCACGCTCCTCATCACTTATTTTTTCTCCATTTTCTTCAAATGGTGCGACATCGTTCATGCTTACCGTCTCTTCTATCAGCTTTCCTTGCTCCAAATTAATACTAAATTCATCAAGTATGGCATACTCTAAAGAGTTATTAGATGCTATTTTAGTGATGTTAGTATAGTAATTTTTTTGCTCAGTATTAGCTGTTGGATTAAGGATAACGATAGGAAAGCCTTTGATAATATCATGGCCCTGTTGCTGTTGGTCAAGATATGCTTCACGTAATGTCAAACTAGCTTGCGAGCTGTCTGACTTTTCGCCATAAACAGTAACAACATTATAGACACTATCAAACTGCTTCGAAATGGTAACTGCCCCAATTATTTTTAAATGTCTTTCAGTTTGGCCAGACTCTGAGACGATATATTTTTTCTTTTCTCCAAATGCACCAATCTCTAGATATCTGTCATACCTAGTTCCCACGCGCCACCAAAGACTATCAGTCAATGATGTAGCTTTTGTTAGGGCCTCTAAGTGACCTTGTCGACTAAAAGCATAGTTTATTTTTTCTTTGTGTGCGACAGCATCCGAATCTATGTACCAGGCTGTTGAATATAAGAACGGACTTTGCGAGAATACTGCAGGGAAAGTTTGATTTTTAACAGTATAATTATCTGGAATTTGTCTATAATCCCATTCACTAATTTTATGATCAAGCTGAATATCAGCCGTTTCATTTCCTTTATTCAATGTAATTTCTTTGACTATTCCATCAAATATTTTTCCATAGATAAATACTTTACAATCCATATGACCATCAAATTTATTAACGTCATAAACTGGTACTGTAAAAGAACATGAAGGAATTTCATTGGCTCCTAAGGTCCAATTAAGACCTCCGATAACTTTCCTAACGAATTGACTTTTTCCATTTTTATCCGTAGTAACAATTAAAAACTTATAATCCGTACAATAATCATGACCAATATCAGTTCTTGAAGAACTATGCGGGAAAAATAATACTGTTACATTTAATACTTTTCTTACTCCATCAGCTCTAATCCTGACAAACTGAATGTAAAAGGGATTAATATTTTCAAAGTTTAGGCATAAATCAATACCTGACCATTCAATACCCTCAACATTTGGATTATCTTTTGCGATATCCTTCCGACTTTTCAAGTCAACAGTCACTGTCTTAAGTTTTTTATCATTCGTTGCATCAAAAATTTCCATTATTTCAGTTGCACTTTCAGAAAATGCTTTGACACTTTTTGTCTTGGAAATACTTGATTTATCATAGGTTAATGCATCAACATTGACAACACTTGTGAAGGTAGCCCAACGGTTACCAATTTGAGCAGGCCTTTCCCAACTTGCAACCCAAGCATTTGTTAGAAATTCTGGTGAATCGCTTCCCTTCCAGAAATTCGCCCATGACCCATAGCCGACATCTATCCATTGAGATTGATTTGCTTTAGCCCATTCGAGTTGATATTTAGCATCTGCATAGCTTCGTGACATATGGTTAGGGACATCCCCCCAGTTATATTGATAAGACCATTGAAGGTAACCGTGACCTTGTGCTCCCCCTGATTCCATTGGTTCTAAAGCAGATGGATCAAGGCGACTTTCTGCATATGCATTAGCAGCAAGTGCAAGTGCAGCATTTTTAGAAATACCAAGGTCACTACAAATATTCATGAAGAACTGCGCACGCGACTGCATACTGTTCCAGTCCACAGTACCGCCAGTATTTCCGCCTCCGTCACCTCCTGTATCATCACCAGAGTTTGACTTGGTAGGATCACTTGCAAAGTGCCAACCTTTTACGCATAATTTATCTCTAATATAGCTATACTCCTCAATTTCACCAGAATTATCCATATTCTCTTTGGTGTTTTCCTGTGAAGATGCATCTTCCGTAGGCGTAGGAGCCTGCCCATTTAGTCTAAAAATTGTAAACGGTGGATTGCCGCTATTTGCTTTGACACCGTTGAAATCATCAATAGACACCCCGTTAGAGCCATAATTACAATGTATGATGTTTTTCTCATCTAAAAATACTCCTGTATGTCCTGCAGCTCCTCCTGATTGTCCTTGAATACCAAAGATAAAGATGTCCCCATACTTAAAAGGAGCTGATACTTTAGAAAATCCCAATTTAGGTAAGTCAGTAAATAAGCTGTCAGTGTTTCCGATTGGCAAATTAGCACCGGCTGTATTAAGTGATGCATAAACAGCGCCGGAACAATCGGCTGTGCCGTCTGCCCCTGTTCTGCTTCCAGACATAGAATAAGTGACACCCTTACCTTTTAAAGCTCGCATATTTGATATAACTGTTTGCATGTTAATCGTCATAATGCGACACCTCCTACATAAACTTTGATTGTTTGAATTTCATTTCTTTTAAATCCAGATAGAATAATATTATTTGTCCCCTTTTTAACAGTCCATAAAACAATTCCACCTTCTGAGCCATAAACACCGATTTTCGGATGATTTGAACCACAATCTCTCTCTGTACAGTCTGCTGTATTTACACAAACACTGTGAAACTTATCAATATCTAAGTAGTCACAGTTATTCTTTACAATGCCACCATTGATAATAGTATCGCCTGTGTAAGTCCCCTCAATTACAGACTTACTGCCATTCCAGTCAATAGTTAAATTTGTGAATGTTCCACAAATTTCTAAAACTACATCATCAGTTTCATAAAGGGTTTTACCCTCAAACTGAAGGAATGCTGTTGTTTCACCATAGTCTGAATAAGCCAACGCTGTTTCCTTTTGGTCGCAGCATGAATAGCTTATTTTTTTATCATTGCCACAGTTACCAATTACTTCAGATAATTTATTCCGAGGGATTTCGCAAAGCTGCTCCCCATTACAAGGGGGGCAAAATTTAACTGGAGCAAGCGCAATGTTACAAAGACAGCAACCACACAAGTCGCGTTCTAGCGATTCATAGCACTGTGTTATGTCACATTGATGATAATCATTGATATACGTTGAGGTTTCATCAGCAAGATGCCAGATACCCTCTGGAAGGTAGAATGTAACATTGAAACTAAGTAAGTTTCTTTTTTCTTCATATCCTTCTGAAATATTCAAAGCCTTTGCTAATGTCCAAAGTAAGACATCTCCTTGGACAGCCCATAAGCGACCTACTTTATATAAATTATCTTGTACAAACTGCTCGATAATTTCTCTGTCCTCACATGGAAAACGTTTCTTGTCAATCATAAGCGTTAAATCAAATTGCTTTGATGTAACTTTTCGTGGACCACAACGCTCAGGGCTATAATCTCCATGAGCATTAGCAAATGTACTGGTTGAATTTTTAAAACTTGTCTGTATTTCTGGATTTGATTCAATATAGGCTGTATGGTTAAATACAAGCTCATTAAATTGGACTAATCGCTTCATACTCTAATTCTCCTATTTGCAATAAACATGACATCTTGACGTGGTCCTGGGTAGACGTTCATATTTTGATTAGTTGTATTGTTGTAGATATTGTTTACGACACTTGAAGTTGTATGAGAAACTTTCTGACCAAGTCCTGCAAACGTTCTTGAAATTTGGCCACTTCGTAGCTTATCAAAGAACGGAGTTCCCAGAGCCTTAACAATTTTTTTCGGTATAACATATTCTCCATTGTCCAATACAGGTTTTTCTGGAGAGTCTGTGATAACAGTTCCGTATGGGTTAGTCATTAAGCCTCCATGGGCATTACTGCCGTCCCCTGGTTTTTTACCTTTTTTCGTTGTTTCGTTTTTAATTACATCAACAGTAATACTTGTCTTATAATCTTGGTTCATTGCATCATTTATTTGATTTTTGATTTTTTTACCAAGGTCTAGTGTTGAGTCAAAACCATTATTCAAACCTGTCGCAAGATCACTACCTTTACCACGCGCCATATCTTTATTAATCTCGTTCATTCGCTCAGAAACAGCTTTTTTGAAGTTAAGGCTTGATTTGAAACCTTCATTCATCTTAGTTGCTAGAAGTTTACCAAGGTCTGCATATTCTGGGGGATAATTTTTAGTTATCTCTTCAGTGATAGTTGCTAAGGCTTCAGCCATACCACCTAAGTTATTGACAATATCATCTGTTGCAAAGTTCGAGATACTATTAATTGCTGACTTAATAACGTCAATATTTGTAGTAATTACATCTTGATTGAGTTTCTTTTTTTGAAGTTCTTCCAAAGTAGTGCCGATAGCATTGATAGCTTTAAATTTTTCGTTGGCTAAATCAAAATCTATAGAATCAGTTGCTCCATCTAGGAGTTGTCCTATTTTGCTAAACAGCCCCCCATCATCTCCACCAGTAACTGAATTCATGACTTCTTTTATGGTCTCAATAGCATCTGTTACTTTTTTCTTATCCAACTCCAATTCTTGCAGTTTTGAAAGCTCTCTACCTATACTTAAAATGTGACTGATAATACCCATATCCATAAAGGAATTAAGTAATTCACCAAATTTTTCAAATACAGAGCTATCAAAACCAAATTCGCTCAACTGAATCACTACGTCCTTGATAGAGTCTAAATTATCATTGATTGTCTCTGGATTTAGCTCAAGTTCTTGTAGATTTTCTAATTGGTGGCCTATCCCGACAACACCCGCAACAATCCCGAGATGTAAGAATGAATTTATCATTTCGCCCAAAGCTTCAAAAACAGAACCTTCAAAAGCTAGTGTGCTCATCTCATTAATAGCTGTTTTAATTGCTGAGATATTTATTTTTATACTTTCCGCGTCTATCTCAAGATTAGCAATAGACGAAATCGCTTGACCTGTCAGGTAAAGTGTACCGGCAATACCAAGTATCGCAAGTAAGCCTGAACCTAATGCTGCTGCCCCAATCCCTGTATCCATTACAAGTCCAATTGCTCCTGCTAAAAGTCCAATTTCAGTGATACATAAAGCAATTTGACCAATCTTAGCTTGTATTGCCCCAAAATCTCCGTTGATATTGTCAACTTCTTCAAGTGCCGATGCTGCCAGATAAATATCTCCCGCAATTAATGCCACGGCTGCCAAACCACTAATTATAAGATCTGGTTTTTTTTCGTTGATAAACCCTGCAGCAGCAACTAAAACGCCCATACCCATAACCGCTTCAGCAATAGCAAGCATTTTGGGTTGTAATGAACCCAAATCGCCGACATTTTGAACTTCCTCAAGAGCCTTTGCAGCGAGATAAATATTTGCTGAAATTCCAGCAATAGTCAGCATTTTCATGCCAAGGCTTTTTAGATCCTCAACCCCAACTTTTTTCATGGACTTTGCAGAATCAGCAATCCCATCTAAGCCTTTCGACCCCTTAAAACTTGGAATTTTCAAACCAAATCCCTTGGCAAAATCCAAACCCTTCATTGCGGCGCTCAAGACTTTTAATCCAACAACCGTTTTTAACAACATTGGGATTGCAGTTCCAATCCAAGACAGATCCCCTGGTTTATCTCCAGACAACTTAGATAAAGAATCCGAAACAAATTTCAAGAAATCAAAGAACGGCTTCATCCCATCTACAAGATTCTGGGTAAAGCCCTCACCTAGAATAGAATCCAACGTTTCAGCGATAATTTTTGCTAAATTCTCAAGAATAGGTTTTAATTTCTCGGGTAATTCTTTAGCGAGTTTTTGAACACCGTCAATAATTTTAGGTGTCAATTCCTGAAGTTTTTTGTCTAAATTTGTCGCATAAGTTGTGATTGATTCCGCTAGTCCTGTTGTATCTCCAGTCGCAAGAAAATTCTTCCAAGCTGCTTGCATTGTTTTAAGAGAACCTTCATACGTCTTTGCAGCTTCTTTGGCAGTGGTCCCCGATATTTGCATTTCTTTTTGTGCATTGTGTATGGCATCAATCATCACAGGCATTGTGACTTGGCTAATATCAGTTACTTTTTTATCCAGCCCGCCGTAAGCATTAACCAGCTCCATTGCACCTTCTTGACTTCCACCAAATCCGAGTTTCAACTCATCTAGCATAGTGAAATTACCCTTGGCAAAGTTTTGATAGGCATGTTGTATTTGACCAATATCGGTACCAAAAATATTGGCGTTGTCAGACATATCCGTGATAGCTTTATCAGATAGCGCTGCAGCTTTTGCCTGGTCTCCATTTAAACCTTTAATCAAACTTGCTGCAAAGCTTGTTGATGTTTCAAGATACTGGTTCATGCTGACCCCAGCAGTTTTATAAGCTTTTTTAGAATTATTTATTACTGTTTGTGCTGCTTTATCTCCAAATAGCTTTTCAACACCACCAGTATTTTGCTCCAAATCGCTCGCAGCGCTGACAGCTTCTTTCATTACACCAACGCCTGTTGCAAGTCCCCCAACAGTTATACCCGCAAGGGCCTTTGTAACTCCAATTATCTTATTGGAGACACCATCTAACCCTGATGCCATTGCTCCAAAATCCGGTGATACTTTTTCAGAGTTTATCCTTTGTATTTCGTTTTCTACTTGATGTAATTGAACATTTGCTGTACGAATAGGTTGGATATCTGCTTCAACTTGCAACTTTTGAGAATTGAGGCTGGCAATTCTCCTATTTAAATTTTCAATTTCCTTGTCAGCATCATCAACCTCGCGCATTCCGAGTTTAATTTCTGTTTTTTGCTGACGAAGCTCTTTCATCTCAGCAGCAATACGTTGCCCTTTATCTCTGAGTTGATCAAGTTGCTTACTATCGATTTGTAACTGATTTTTTCTATCAGTCAACTCTTTCATTGTTTTGTAGCTTTTACTTAATTTTCCGTAAAATGCATCAAGATTATCTTTTACATTGATTGAAAACTGGCCAACTCCTGAAGCAACCATACGACCTCCTTTCCTATCCTATGAGTAGGCAACTATTTATTTTTTGAAATATAGTCAATTTCTTTTGATACTTTAGATGTTTTATCTTGAATTTTCATGAACTCGCTACCTTCGACAATTGCTAGAAGTAAGTCAGCATTCGGTAATGTTGCAATCTTTTCTCTGTCAATATCAAAGAAAATAGATAAAATTGTTTTTAATGGCTCATCAATGATAAACATTAGTTTAAAAGCATCTTCATTAGTCCCTTCTCCTGCTTCAAGTTTTTCAGCAAGTGAAACAATTTCATCAATATTTGAATAGATTTCCTGTGAGCTTTCAAGAATTTCCGTTTGACTTTGAGCTGTCAGCTCACGAGGCTTTACTTTAATTTCAGACAATTCATCCGTATCATCAAAGACGACTAAATTAAAACCAGCAACTTTAGCTTCTTTTGCTTTTTCTTTTGCTAATTTCTTTTCAAGTTCAATAATTTTTTTAGATTTTTGCATTTTTTGCTCCTTATTTTTTCATTTTGTCTAAAGTTTCTTGTATAAAGTTATGAGGCTTGTTTCCTGGGTGCTTCACGGATTTTGCATAATAGTCTTTACCATTAAGCCGCCAATGAAGTGCCTTCCCGTTCTTTGCACGTATGGTGTGTGGACGTGAGCCATAGTAGTAATATTTAACATAGTTCACATGACCCGCATTCCTTTCATCACTAATGAGCTTACCTTCGTTGATTCCTACTAAATAATTTCCGTCACGTACTTTTTCAATATCTACAGCATCAGCTAAAGCTCCTGTTTTCTTATTAATTACTGATTTCATTATCACTTGACATTCTTTAGCACGTTTTTCTGTGTTTTTCTCGACAGCTTCCCACATAGCACCAAAAACATTCCCACCAAATGGATTAGCCATCTTTATCACCTCCTTTTTCCTCAATTTCTTGGAAATAGAAAGCTTGCTTTTTAGGATTAGGACGCTTTGGAGCTTTCTTCTGACTATATTTCCAACTAATGAAGGATTCCAAAGTGCTGTCATTGCTAAGTTTTGCAAATATCACGATTAATTCTGATGTGGACCATTCATCAATAATTTCAGAAGGCCTAATATGGAACTTTTTGGCAATGTCATAAGCAATGCCAATATATGGATCATTAAATTGTGAGCCCTCAAGACTATCTTGTAGCTCTTGATAATTGAGCTGTTTTGGTGGCTTCTTATCTTCAGTAAGGTTATAAATAGCTTCGTTTATAATCTGCAAATTATCAGTTAGAAATTGAAAAGCAACCTCATTATCGTACTTAACAGCTTTCATGAAGTAGCAACTCAATACTCCTTCAAATTCTTTTTCTAAAAATTCAATAACTTCTGGATCATCAAAACTAAGTTCTTCAGCATCACTTAATGCATCAATCAAAACAATGAAATTCATCAAAGTAAGTAACGTTTCACTGTGATTTTTAGCTGTAAGCTTACATTTTCCTAGACCCTCACCATAATCAAACCATTCGCCAGTAGCATAGTCAGACGAACCCATAAGCGAAAAGCTATCGTCCTCATTCTCCGAGATAAAAGGAGCTGCATTTTTATGGAATTGTGATAATAATTCAATTAAATCGTTCATTCTTTTATCCCCCAAAATAAGGGCAACCATTACGGTTGCTCAAATTTATTTACGTTGATCAATCTTGATAATTTGTCCAAAGCGACTGTATGAGTCTTTCGCCATTGTGTAACCAACAGTGAAAGATCCAGCAGCATTGGTCCATGTTAACGGCAAAGCTGTAAGCATAACATTATCTGCTTTGATGATGTATTCATCTCCACAGATAGGTGTTACCATTTCCATTTGGTAATGTTGTTTGTTGAGGTCTGCTGCGGTGATATCCCAACCAGTACCTTCAATCCAAATCGGATATGCTACTACAATTTCTGTCCCATCATATGCTTTTGACATATAAATCTTGTTGCCTTTACGGAAGAATTGCTCTTCTGGAATTTCAAAGGCATTAGAATCATTGTCGATATCTACATGATAGAGTGTATTAAATTCACAGTTTTGAGGTTGAACGAGCAAGCGTGGACACTTGATATCAGCCATTTCTGGAATTGTAAATACTGCATATTCAACACCGTTTAATGTTTCAATAACGGCCTTAAATTTATCGCGAGTTTGTACAAGATGTTCTGAAATCTTTTGACGTCTTGTTGTATTGTGGAAGTCTGCCAATTCCCCAATGATGTTAGTTGCTGTCAATGAACGTTCCATTGTTGTAGCTGTTTCATCATAAGAAGGGATATCACATAAATCTTCTGTGATTGTAAGAGCTGGATCTCCTGAGAAGTCAGAAATACAGTTAAATCCAATTGTTTGGTCGTGTACCAAATCATAGATATCTTCAAACAATTCAACAGTTGATAAACGGAATGGTTCTTGTTGATGTGGTTTAACAATCAACTTGATTGAGTTATTGTCTGCAATCCATCCGCCAGCAGTAACTTCATCTGGATTAAAGAGTTCCAATACAAAAGGATTCCAACCATCTTCAGTAAGTGTAAGAACATAGTCATTTGAACCTGTACCAGTCATATTTGATACAGATACACCAAATGTATCGCCTTTAGAACCAAAGATAAACAATCGTTTATAACCAAACTGGAACTTTTCAGCATCTGCTTTGATTTCTGTTGTTACAGTACTTACAATAGGGTCTTCTCCTTCCCCTGCAGTAGCTGGAGTAACAAATAAAGTTCCTGTCATGTCACACTTATCAAGCCCACAAATCTTTTCATCTGGCTTGTCAGCATAGTTATATGAATATAGAATGTCAGCATTTGTAGCTTCTGAATTTCTAAACCCAAAGATATTACAGCGATTTACATCACGTAATTTAAAAAAGTAAGCAATGGAATCAGTCTGGATTTTACCAATCGGACATGATTTGAAATTGGCTCTACAATTTTCGAGTAATGTTCCCACTTTACTCTCCTTTCAATTCTGTTTTCTTAGCTTTGGCAACGGCCAAATGCTTTTGATGAGTCATAGAACCACGTTGAGCACGCGCTTCTAGTTTTTGAGCATAGGACAAACCAGTTTTAGCTTTGCCCTTTTTAGGAGCTACGGTTTCAGTAGCTTTTGCTTTTTTTTCAGCCATAATAGCCCTTTCTAGTTCTTTTTAAACAATCCAGTAGCCATGTACAAGTCGAATTCCTCAAGAGAAACCTCCTGAGGTTTTCCAACTTCCCATAACCGACCAAATATCTTTTTTCGAGTGGTATGCACATTTACTGGTTTACCACCACATTGTTTGCATACTCGTCCATCTTCGCTTTCGCCAAGATATTCAATAATCATGCTATAACCGTCCAATCTTTTAGTGATTTTAATAGGCATAGAGAATATTCATCTATGACATTTTGAAAATATTTGATAGCCAGATATTTAATAGTTGCTGACAAATCTTTAGTTCCGTCAGTTTCCACAATAGCCACACTATCAGCAGCACCACATTGAGCGCACTCTACTTCTTCCAACTGCATATAGACTTTAGCAATTGAGCAGAACCAACGACAAAGTTCTTTAGGAATTGTGTCTGTTCCAACTGTATAATCAATAATCACGTCATATGTCTTACAACGGTTACAACAATCAATGGCATTTGATAAATCAATCATCAAATCATGTGTGTACTCATCAAAGACAAAATCAACTGTGATTTCTTTAGTTTCAAGCCCTAACCAAGCACGCACCTTGACTTTGATTGTCTCCTGCTGTACCCAAGCTTCTGGAAGATTAACTCTTAAGATATTAGGACAGCAACCGCCACATTCCTCAGAAATAGGCACGCGCAAGTTAATATCATGTTCATCTATCCAGTTACCACAAGTAAGAGTACCCCAATCATGAAGAGCAGTAAGAACAGCTTCTTCCCGCTGTTCATCAGATGCACATTCAAAACATTTGCAGCATTCTTCGACTTGTTGCACGTACAAATCCATAGGTGTACTCATAGCACCCCCCTATACTAGGCAATATATGGTGCGTAAGAATTGATGTTGATCAATCCTTCAATACCTTGGTAAGTTTCTGCATCACATCCAGATGAGATACCTGTAATCTTGAGTAATGCATTAACCTCAGTTGATACAACTGCACCAAAGTTTGTAAGGCGGTCACAAGAAGTCCAGCAATCTGGATAAGATGTTGACGTTTCATCAAAGTGGACGAATGGAGATTTTGCATCTTCCCATTGGTCCAAGATGAATTGTGCTGGCATATCAAGTGGTACACCAGAGAACACACCAACAGTTGGTGGTACAAGGTAGATATCGCCATCTAAAGTTTCTGGATCGATATAAACAAGACGAGATTCAATTACAGGTAGACCATTGAAGTAATAGTTTTTCTTAGGCATTGAATAGCCGTTAACAGTTTCAGTTGTGTCTGTAACTGTCCAACCAGCAGGATAATTCCCGTCACGTTTTGGAACAACTTCACGTTGGATAGCAGTAAATGCTGTACGTGAAGCTAATAGGAAACCTCCAGCAAAGAATTCAGAACCAATAATGTTCATACGGCATAATACTTGGTCAAATGCTGCCAAGACACCGCTACCGCCAGAAATTGGAAGTACGTCTGCATTTGCGAATACTTGTGCAAGACCTGAGAAGCGTTTAATGATATTTCCATTTTGTTCCACTTCAAGAAGACCATTGATGAATGTCAACATATTCAAAGTGATAAACTGACCAATCAAGCTCAACTGCTCGAATTCTTCAAGTGTTGGGAGTGATGATTTTGGAATACCTGCACCCACAAGCATTTGTTTGTATGCCGCATATACTGCTGATGTTGTACTTGCATGAGAAACAGATGCAATCATACGATCAAGTTCTTTTTCACATTTTTCGATACAGATTGCTTTTAGAACTGTTTCGTCTTGACAAACTTGCAAGTCACCCGCAATAACACAACAGTCGTCTGGATTTGCTGTCATTGCTGAGAATGACATTTTAGGAATGTTTTGAAGTGTGCGCTCACCGTCAGCATTTTTGCCATAGATTGGTACATTTTCGCCACCAAGTGATGCATCACGCATTGCTTTCAATTGTTTTGAAAGTGGAGTATTGAGCAAGGCAGCAAAGCCTACATCAGATTCGATAATAGATGTAAATAATGCTTGTGCAAGGTTGTTACCAAGTTTCCCACCTACAATCAAGTTATCAATAGACAATGCTTTGACATCTGATTTAACAAGAGTTGCACCATTTCGTTGTTCAATGTTGTTAAAAATTTGAATTGGTTTCAATGTAATTCTCCTTAATATTTACTTTCCGTCTGCATAAATGCAGGGATTTTATTTTGATTTTTGTTTGAAGCTACCGCTTTACGAGTATCAATAACCTTTGCTTTAGCAGTCGTTTCACGAGATTCCGAATCATCATCTTTATGAGAATCGTTTTCTTTTGAATCATCCTCATCCTTATCAGAATCTGTATCTGATCCAGTTGTATCGTCTTTAGAAACATCTTCTTTATCAGAGTTAACAGAAGTTTTCTCTGAATCATCACTCTCATCTTTTTCAGATTGTGAAACTTCAGCTCGCATTTGAGCGTTACTTGCTTCAAGTGCAGCCATTCGTTCCTTAAATTCAGCTTCTTCTTGCTGTTCTTTAAGAGCAGCATTTTCAGCCTCTAACTTAGCCATTTTGGCTTTCATTTCTTCGGTAATTGCCATATCTTCTTCCATTTCTAAGCTCAGCGAGCTATTTTTATTTTCAATATTTTCAAATGTAATTATTTCCTCAGAATTTGAAATACCCAACTCTTTCATAGTGGAAGTATCCCACCATGTGGACTCATTTACATATTCTGAAATATTTTGAATACCTGTACGTTCTTTATAAATATCTTCTAGACTCTTTTGCATAACATCAAGAACTTCAATTTCTTTACGCATCTCATCTGCATTTCCCCAAACAAGTCCTTCTGGTTTATGAACCATATACATAGTCCCTGCCATAGCAATACGTTTATCTCCTGCAAGGAAAATAATCGAACCCATACTAGCAGCAAGACTTGTTAGCACAGTGGTAATCTTTCGTCCAGATGAACGGAGTAAATTATAAATTTCAATTCCTTCAGTAACAAATCCCCCAGGAGAGTTTAAAAAGATAGTAATTTCTTCATCAGTGTTTTTTTGCAAAAAGTCTGCGATATTATCAGCAGTTATCTCAAAACCAACAACTCCCGCAAGTCGCAAATTAGCCATTCAGAACCTCCAAGAGTAGAACTTCATCATATACTGCATTACCACAGCACGTGCCTGATACTTTAATCTTCACTTTTACGTCTTTAAGAACTTCATAGTCCTCTTGACTCAAGGTATAAATTTCTCCTTTGAGTAATTTAGAGAAACTTTGATCGTGGAGCTTAACGATTTGCCAATTCTGAACCAAGCGAGCATCAACGTGGACTTTAACCCCCGCTTCTTTACTTTCATATTCTGGTGATTTTTCTTTGATAATCAAACGCTCCCCAGCAGTCAGTTCATCATAGTCACGGCCAATAAGATAATCGGTGTCACTGGTCTTTTTCGTTACAGTACGTTCAATCTCGACTTTTTTAGCTGCCTGAACTTTACCAAGAACTCCAACTGGCTTGGAAACTTCTTCATGATCAGTAGTTTCTTGTGTTTCTACTTCTTCAATATTTTCTTCTGCAACTTCGATTTGGTTCATGAGTTCAACATAGTCCTCGCGCTTTTCAGCCGCACTATAATCAATCCCGAGTTCATCAAGCTGCTTCTTCATTTCGTCAATAGTAGGTTTTTTGGAAGCCATATCATTCCCCCGCATCTTTTGTATAAACGTAAGTTACAGTTTGTGCAGCTTCAGTGATTGTTCCACCTGCTGAACCTTGAACTTCTTTGAAGGTATAACCATCAATAGTTTTTTGTTCTGATGTGTAAAGATCACCAACGTTACCTGAGAATACAACGCCTGTTGCGATTTCAACAGCTGGTGCAGCTTCATCAACGTACTTCACTGTGACATCTCCGCCCTTTGTGGGAGCAGGAGGACAAGAAGGGCAATTATTACCATAGTTATCGCAGTTTGGCTTGTCAGCAAGCGGTGTGGCTGTTGTATCAACAGTAAGCACAGCAAATGCAGAGGCACGCGCAGTCACTCCGTATTCAGTAGCACCGTCAGCAGACTTAAAGTATGTTGCATCAAATGCAGCACGGAAACGTTTAGCATCTTCTGGAGTAGCAAACTCCTGTGTTTCTCCATTAGCATGGAGTACGGCTTTTAAGTATTTAGTCAAAGTATTTGACTCCTTTCTTTGTGATAGCTTCTAAGATTTCTTCAATCTCAGCGATACTTTGCGATTGTGTGAAATCAGCAATAATATCTTTCTCTGGAACTTGAATCATATCTATATAGCTCCATTTCTGGAAGCCGAGAAGCCCTTTATCTTTTTTCACACGAAGAGCTTTGTAATAACGTTTAGGCAAGAACCCTGTGTGAATTTCGTTTGCAACACCAGAGTCAATGATAATATCCATTGTTCCGTCAGAGTTAAGACGTGATACATTTTTGAAAAGCACCTCTGGGTAGTAAGCAGTAAGTTTGTCAAAATCCTTTATGATTTTTTTATAAAACTTAATGCTTTCAAGATTCTTTTTCTGAACCTTATCAAACTCCACGATTGGAATTGCATAACCAGTTTTTGTTTTTAGAACAAACATAAATCTCCTTTCACCCAGTTTCGTGACTTTTGGCAGGTCATGTATTTAGTTTTCTGTTTGAGTAGTTACTTCTTTCGGTGTCTCTTCAAAGTCAGCATTAACTTCGCTGTAGTCTTGGAATCTTAAATAATATTCTTCTCCAAATAGCTTTTTAGCAATCTTACTTAATGAATTTGCTGTGTCTGCTTTGATTGGTGTTAAAGTATTGGCCCTTGCTTCTTTAAGCAAAGCTTCCTTGCTGACATTACCAGCTTCATCTCCAAGACCTGCAAGTAGCATGGGAAAGTTAAGCACTGAGGAAACAATATTGTCTTGTTTATCCCAGATAAATTTGTAATCAGTGACCTTCGTGATTGGCTGTGCCTGTTTCATATCTTTATATGTTTCATCAAAAACAACCACGTTTGAATCATCTACTTTATTTTCTTTAATCGAGTCAGCTATACGTTGACGCATCTTTTTGATGGTTTCATTCGCTGTATTCTTAATACGATTGGCAACATTAGCAACTGCAGATACAAGACCGCCTTTAGGTTCTGAAGTAAAGAAATATAAATCTCCATAGTCCCTGCGAGTTGTACTTTCGAATATTTTTCGATTGATTTCCAGAAGGATTTGCAGCTGTTTCAAGTCCGAGTTTAAAGCGTAAGTATCTGACTTAAACTTAATCAAGTTACTAGGAGCAATGATATAGCCTGCCTCCTGTTTGATAAAACCATTATCTGGAAACTCAAGCTCTTCAGGTACTGCGACATCACCAACTGTGTAATACAAAATATTGTCAATGATTGGATCTTCCTCTGCTTCTTGGAAAGCACTAATTTCTGACTCAGAAAGGGCATATACATTCTCAGTATCAAAGAAAAGATATCCTTCTCCGAATATTTCCTTCTCTTTAAGCGCCTTTTTAATTTCATAAAGATTGGTATTGCCATTCGCATTAGCACTGTACAGGAACTGTTCAAATTCATTAGTTTTATCCGCAACTGGTTTTGACCCTTGTGCAACCTCCAAATCAGTTCCAAAAATAGCATTAATCTTTTCACTGAGGATATAGTTGAATTTAGGAATTTCCTTCAGCAATCGGTCAATTTCTTCACGTCCTGCATTATGGTCCATCATGGCCAAGATGTAATTTGTACATTCTCCATGACAACCTTTATCATTACAGTATTTACAATTTATTGTTTTTCTAGCCATTTTGTATTTTCTCCATTTATTTAAGTCCATGACTGGATTCGAACCAGCGATCAAGCTTTTGCAGAGCCTTGCCTTACCTCTTGGCTACACAGACATAATGAGGGCTGCGATATACACGCACTTTATCATCACATTTAAGCACCCTACATATTTGCTATTTATCTTTACACGCTACTGCTATACTAGATGGATGAGCATACTCTTTTGCTTTTAAAATAACGTTTGCAAAGCGAGTTATATATTCAAGTTGTCCCACTTCAAAGATTAATGAATTATCTGCCATACTCTGTACAAGCTGTTTCCCGCTTTCAAGAACCTCAACTAAAAGGTCATCACAATATTCGCTACTAAATTCTTGTTTTTCTTCATTTTTCATCGATTAAATTCCTCTCATAATATTAATTTTATTGACATAATAGAGTGTTTTTACTACTTCTAACTGATTTAAAATGAAAGAATAGCTTAACACTGCGGTTTGTTATAAAAACATCTTTCCGTAAAACACAAGTTTTATTTCAACATCTACAATTTCATACGATCATAGATAGCTTGGATAGCCAATACAAATGAATCAGCTTCGTCTGGAGATTTGCCTATTCGTTGCTTGATGATGTCTTTTGGAATGACTTTTATTTGCTTAGCATCAACTTCTAACTCAGTAGCATTCAGTTGCTTTTCAAGCTCTGACACATCACAGTAAGCTTCAACACGTTTCGACCTCAACTGGTCACTTGTATTTACATACATCTCAGCTCGCCTGTTAGTCGCCAACTCTGCACGTCCTTTTGCTTTATCTGATGTCTTGTTACCGAAGTTCACGCGCCCTGTATATATTTCTGGTGCTTGTTTAACCATTGCATCAATAATATGTTGACCGTGAGCAGGGTCGATATAAACAGCATTTGCATTTAAGGACCTTGCGAAGTTGACTATATCAGTACCGACCTTATATGACGTATATCCGTCCTCCCAGATATCATCAAAGGATTCGAAACCAATTAGCTTTATTTTGTGACTTACAGCGTTATACGCAAGCACACAAGCCCTCGTTCCGTCTTTACCTTTGGTAGCCGAGTCAATACCAATAAACACATAATCATTTTCCGTAAGCTCAAGCTCATTGTCTGGTCTTATGAGGTCTGGGAAGTCCGTTTCAATGTCAGTTGGCACAATGCCCAGATAGTTCCACGAATACCAAGAAGGGTCAGTTTCCATAAACTTCTCAATACGGTCTATTTGCTGCTTAGATAATATTTTCTTATCTGTATCATCATCAAGATAAGTTGTGTGGATACACAGAGCATCAAGAGTTTTTATAAATTCAAATATCCAATGGTGTCGACTTCTTGGAGGGTTGAATGCATAAACAACTTTAATTTCTTCTCCTGGTATGTTGTGCCGCATGACAGTATCAAGAGTTGCATTTATACTTTCTGCACTGTCAAACTGGTCACATTCTTCAAACCAAATCCAAGAAATATTGTCGATAGCATTTGCTTTCTTACCTTGTTGACCATTCAGACCATAAAACTTAATCACTGAACCATCTGGGATAAATTCAATTTCAAATGGACTAGTCTTGAACTTGAACAGCTCAGTTAATCCTAAATCTGAAATAACAGAAATAACTTGTTTAAATGCTCCGTCTCGTATTTCTTCTTTCTTTTGCATGAATACGATAGCATTTGCTTGTTTTCTATATTTTTTATAGTGGTATAGTTTATCCGCAACTAATGCCAAACTTATATCATAAGATTTAAAACTTGAACGTCCACCAGATAAAACAAAAGTATTGCTTGAATTATTTCCAGAAATCCTATCAAATAATGGCTTATGTTTACTTATTACATCACTTTCACTATTAATTCTGACTTTACTCATATGTTTAACTCAATGGTCAGTTTTTCACCATCTTTTCCAGATAACTCAGTTTCTCGCTTATCTCGCCAGTCTTTAGGTTTGCGATTCTTAAGCCAGAATAGTGCTGCAGTAGTATCTGGTGGAACTTCTTTGTCTATTTCTGAAATAATTATTCTCTCAGTAGTTGGAATTGCCTTAACAGCTGCATCTTTAATTTCTTGGAGTTCAGCATCAGGATGATCAATTTTATACCGGTTTTCGAATTCTCTCCTCTCTGTAGAAACTAAATCTTTATCTCGATGGACTACTTTTGCGGTACGTTCAGTATATTCATAGCCTAAAGCTCGTTTTAATAGAGCATTTTCCACTTGTCGATCTACAACTTCTTTGCCCCTTTTTAGGGTGTCACCTATGTCACCATATTTATTTTTCCAATCAGCCAAAGTCTTGCGAGAAATATTCATGTTATGGGATATCTGCTCATCAGTGAGGCCATCACGCGCCCAACCTTCAATTTTAATTAAGCCTTCCTTTGTCAGCCATTCTTTATATTTTGCTTGAGCCATGATTTCCTCCTTTCATCAACATAAAAAGCTGCCATTTCTGACAGCTTTAACAGGATAGTGTTTATAAGTATTTTCTAGAGTCAGGCACTCCTGTAAGTACCTGCTATAGCAAGTCAAGGATTCGAACCTTGATATGTTCCGTGATAAGTCGTAAGGTGCGACCTTACTAACGATACTTAACTACTCACTTACTACGTCAGATAATTTAAGGATTCAAACCAATGGGCACTCACTGACATAACCAATCATTACGACTGTACGAATCGAACGTACATAAACTCCAAGGCCGCAACATAAAAATTAATGAAAAAATTATCTAGCGCCATTTATGGGATCACGCCACACCATAAGGCTTAAGTAAGCCTTCCAACTTACAAAAGCCGAACAATTTCAGCACTTTTTGTTCACCGAGACTTACAATTTTGTGTTCTGCCGAATTGTTCATAATACAAGTATAGCACCGAAAATAGAGGTTAATGCTCCATTTTTGTG